TTTCATCTTTAAGTTGTCTTAAAACCTTTTTAAATTCAGACCAAGAATTAATAGGTTGAGCCATCGCGCCGGGTATGGCGTTATATCCTTTTTCAAAGGCTAGAAGAAGGTGTCTTGGAAACTTGGTTGCAATCGTAGTTTTTCCCGATTTTGGCTCCCCATAGAAGAAGACTGAATAACCCCTAAGGTCTCGACTAACTTGATGAGGCTGTATATTTAATAAATCTATCATGCTATATATTTTCTCCTTATTTATTATCAATTTAAACTAGAAATATAAGGGCTTCCGCCCTTATATTATTTAGAAATTAAATCCGCCCTTCTTTGCAGGAGCTGTTTCAACTGGACCTCCAAAAGCATTTGGAGTAGTATTCTTAGATGCCTGAGAGGCTTGCCACTCTTCTCTTCTCTTCTTAACTTCCGCTAGCATAACTTCTCTATTTTGACAAGCTGTTCTTACCTCATCAGCAGTTAAAATCTTTTCATCTCCAAAATCATAAGGAACTTTTGCAGTACCTGTAACCACCCACTCCTTAGTTTTCTTTTCATAAGTCTTAACTGAAGCTTCTCCAAATGCAGACTCTTCTGTTCTTTCAATAGTGGCTGTTGTACAATTAATCTTACCCCATACTTTAGTATAAACTGGCTCTGCATTAGTTACATCTAAATTCATAAAATACTTCATACCCTGTTCATTACGAACAATAAATTCAACAGGTAACAAATCATTTCTAAAATTAAATACCGCTCCCTTAATGGTTACATATGGATTAGAGATATTCTTCTCTTCATCTGCCTCAACCGCTGTTACAGAAGTAATTAACATATCTACATTAAATGTATTTCTCTTATTTTCTGGACATAACTCTGTTACTATAGTAACAAATCCGCCCTCATTCATCTTTACAGATACTAAATTATCATCTTGTGTATAAAAATCATTTAATGCAAGAGCTGTATCAATCTTTACTTTTGTTGCAGCATCTTTACCATCTGTAATCCAAGCCTTGCCCTCTTCTATAATCTTCTTTAAAGCTGTAAATGTAGCGTTCTTTCCGCCATTCTTTGTAGTTTCAGTTATATATGTAAAATGTACTTGAATAACATTAAGTCCCTCTTCATCAACAGCAATGTCTATATTACCATTAATAAATTCTTTTCCAAAATTAGCAGACTGCTGATTTTGAACTGTCTTTATTGCTAATTCATGCTGATAAACTCTACCTTCAATATGTTCTTGATTTAATGCTTTCCTCATGCTTTATTATTCTCCTTATTATTTTACTATTTCTTTTATTTATCTTATACTAAAATTATATCAAAATTTTTAAATAATGTCAATTTAAATCTTTACTTTTGCCTTTATCAGTAATTGAATAAGCTACTGGGTCTGAACCTATCTTTTCAACAAAACCTTCTGTTACTAACTTTTTCATTGAACCTGACACTGAACGAGAAGATACAAACAATCCTTCTCCAATTTCTTTAGATTTAAATATATTATTATATTTCTCATAATTATTCTGCATAAAAGCAAGAATTTTTATTCCATTTTCAGTTAATTCTACTTTATCTTTTGTTTTATTACTTTTTAATTCATCAAAATATTCTAATGCCATTTTAGTAGTTTCATCTTTACTTATCTCTGTAATATCAAGAGGATTAAGCAATTCTTCTACCATTTTAATAAACGCTTCTTTTTTTGTCATTTATTTTAATCTTCCTTTAATATAATTATTTTATTTATTTATTTTATAATTATATTATATAATAATTTAATTAATAAATCAATTATTATTTATAAACAATAGCTCATTGGCATAAGGAAGAGTTTTTGCATATTCTATAAATTGATGCCATTCTGTAAGTTTATGTCCTTCACGCTGTTTGCATATAGATAAAATATTTTCATAGTTCATTGTTACTGTGCGGGTTTGTAGCCAAGATTCTGGTAGCCAACGAATTAATTCTTTCCAATATCTTTTATCTTTTGTTTCAAGATACCTTTGTCTTAAACTTTCTAAAAAATCAATCATATCAGAAAGAAAAGTATCTCCATCATCAAAACTATAAATATAATTATTTGCATCATATCCACTTAATGTTTCTGTTAATTGATTATCAATTTCATAAATACTATTAATATCATCAGTTTCAAAACAATCAATAGTAATAGGAGTTGAAGCTAGCTTATGCATAGTAGAAGTAGAATTGCGTACAGTTCCAATGAGGTAGGTATCAAATTCTTTCCACCAATATATCGGAGCCGTAATATCAACAGATAAAAAAATTTGACGCAAAAATTTACGATGCTCTGAACCAGCTTTTATTAACCTTTGAGCTAAATCTAAATCATTTGGACCAAGAAAAGCAACTTCATAATAATCATCTATATCATTTCTATATAATAATCCATTCATCATAAACCATTTATCATATTTATTTTCAAGTTCAATTCTTTCATCCTCATGCTCTCCAAAATGTTCGCCATAATATTCAGGCTTTTCTTTTTCTGCCCATACAGCTGCCATATCATAATCAATATCTGAATCTACATCAACTATTCCAAAATAACTATCACTTTTATTCCAACTTTCAAGAGGATTCCTCATTCCTCTAAAAGCCCCTTCAAAATTCATAACTCTGCCATTCTTAAATTCCATTCTATTCTCCCCTTTCGTTTTTCTTATTCAATTCTTCTGCAAGATTGGAAACAAAATTTTCTAAATTAGTGTTTTTATTAACTCTATATAATAAAATGTTATTATTTTTACAATACTCATTTTTTAAATTATCTATATATACTAATCTTTCATAGTCTTCTTTGGTCATTTTCCAGTTATTGTCAAATTGAAAATGTTGACGACCATCATATTCAACTAAACAAAAAATATTATTTAGATTATCATAAATTACAAAATCAAAACGAACTTTGTAATTTTTATCAGTCTTTAAATCAGAAAAAGAAAATTGTGTACTATAAAAAATATCATATTTATTAAATAAATATTTTAATTGTGTTTCTCCCCATGAGTTCGTGCAACCACACCCTAAAGATTTTCCAGAAGTTAAATTGCCTCTAAAAACGTCTTTCTCTTCTCCGCATTTGCACTTACAATGCCAATAATTTGATTTATTAGCTTTATATAAAACTGTCCAATTTCCAAACTGACGCCCAGTTAAATTATCTTTGATGCCAGTTTTTCTTTTATTAGAAGCAGCGCAACTTCTACATTTTTGATATAAATTATCGCTTCGTACACTTCTTATACTTTTACATATTTGACATTCGCAGACCCAATATTCTCGTTTCTTAGAAAAATCTCTTTCTATAATTTTATTAGTCCCAAAAATGTCTCCATTCTTTAAATTCATTTTATTTTCCCACCCCATGGTTAGAATTATATCCAAAATTATAGGAATCATAAAGCTCAATATAATATTTTTCTTTTTCATTTAATAAATCTCGCGGGCATTCTTCCAAAAGCTCCCAAGAGAAAGACCATAAACCATATTCTTGCATAGCTTGATATAATTTATTATTTGCGGGAGTGTCGATTCCAAGTCCGCATTTCGCGTGTTCCGCCCATCTGGTTGCAATATCAGACGCTTGACCGATGTAACATTCTCCAGTTTCTATATTTGTAATTTTATAAATACCAGTTATTGTTTTAGTTCCAAGTATATTTGCTGATAATGCTTTTAAAGGTTTTTGGAACCAAGTTTGCCATATTAACATACTAAGCACACGAGGCTTGTTCAAAGTCTTTTTAACCTGCTCCAGCCGTGTTATATCAGTTTTATCTATATCAGAAATTTGTAGACAATAGAAAGCTAAATCATTTTGAATTTCTTTTTCTCTTACTCTTGCTTGAATACTTGCGGCAAGTGTATCTTTAAGTTTTTGAAGTTCTTGATTAGTTTTATTAAATTCTATATTTAAAGTTTCTATTTTTTTCTTATATGCGGTTTCCGCATTTTGATATTGTAATTCTAGATTTTCAAAATATTTATCACTTGCATAATCAGTATTTTGTCTATAAATTTTTAATTGTTCAGAAATTTGATTTTTTTCATTTTCATATAATTCTTCAATTTTTTCTTTTTCTTTTGTAATATCTTCTAATAACTTTGTTTTCTCATAGGAAAGATTTAATATTTCTTGTTGTATTTTTTCTTTTTCTTTTATTTCATTATCTTTATTTACTTTAATATTATGAGCTTTATTCATAACATTATAGCTGATAATAATAAAAATAATACCAATAATAAGAACTACTAAACTTAACATTTCTAAAAAGGTTATTTTAAGCACCTCCATATAAGAAAAATGGATTAAGTTTATCACTTAATCCATTTAAATTGTCATTATTTATTCCTCTGTCTGAGCATCAGGGTCAAATGCGAGTCCCTTTTCAGTCAAACGAATTAGCTTTACTGGCTTATGAGTTCCGTCTGGAAGCTCTACTTCTGCAGGAATACGTTCCATAAGCTCTTTCTTCTGAAATGCTGATGTTACAATTCCATTTACCTGTTTTGTCTCTAATCCTGTTGCTTCAGCAATATCTGCTGCTGTAATATTCTGACCATTAACGCTCTTTACGTAATCGAAAACCTTGCGGCTATTTTCCTTTAATGCTGCCATTGTATTCTCCTTTAACTTCTTATAAATTATTTTATTTGTTTTATTTAATATTATTATACCAAAAAATTTTTATTATGTCAATAATTTTTTCTTTATGATATAACTATCTACTTTAATTGCATCCTCTAAAGAAAGAGAGTCCATAATATCTTTAATTTTCTTTCTATTCTCTTGAACATTTTTGCCCAATTGCAATTCTTTTTCTAAGTCCACTAACTTATTAGCTATTATTTTTATATATTTATTTCTTTTATCTTTCATATAAATATTGTATCAAAAATTTTTAAAAAAATCAAAAGATAGATTTAATTGTGCAATCTTTGATGTCTTTATCCTCCCTCATATATTTAAAAAAGCCATGTCTAATAGTATGTTCAGTTTTAGATTTTTCCATACATTGAATTGCACATACCTGATTTAAATATTTATCTGGATTCTCTGACATATCTTGTTTCATTTCATCGGATATACCAGAATGAATTATTCCTATATCTTTAAGTTCTCCATTTTCATCATACGCTCCAATGTGAATACGAGAATTATGCCAATTTAAATAATAAGGTTTTGTTACTGGAATAACAGATTCTTCTCCATAATGAAAATCAATAGGCAAACGAGTTTCTTCTTCATTATCTTTAATCCAATATTGCCATAATTCAATTTCTTTTCCATAATATTCTTTAGTAGGTTCTTCAAATCCTATAATCACTGCGTCAGCGAAATCAACTTTTTTAGCTTTAAGATTACTATCAGGACGCTTTCCAGGCTCATATATTCCGTCTTTCTTTTTAATAACCATGCCCTCTTCACCTGCGGCAAGTGCATTTCCTACTCTCTCATAAAGATTATCATACCAGACTTCCGCCAACTCTAAAAAGTCATA